TGGGTAGCTAAAGAGGGGGGCGGGCGTCGTCGCACCTGGGTTCAGCGTGCGCCTGCGGTTGATTGCTTGGAGTCTATTGCCCCTGACATCTCTGGCTCTGGTGTGCAGGTAGACTTCAGCGAGATAGACCTAGAACCACGTGAGCGCAAGATTGTCTTCATGTTGATGGAGAACAGGTCACGCATAGATATAGCCAGCCGGCTAGACATTAGTCCTTCAAGGATCGGCCAGATCATCGTTGATGACATTAGGCCAAAGATAAGTGCCTGGGCTAAAGGGGAGCCCAAACCTGAACAAGGTCCGCCTGCAATCGGTACGCACAAGAGTGTCTCTTAGGCCCTAGCATTCCAGGGATTGAATCGTTCAAATCGTTCAGTGAGTTCATAACCTCAGCGGTCATACGTACTCTGAAGGATGAGTTCTCACCTAGCTTGTTCCACCACACAAGAGACTTACATGAAGACACCCATCTCATCGGGTCTGCGGTGCCTTCTGTTCTTTCGATCATTTGGTTGTGCTTCGCGTGCGGCGTCTCGTCTTCAATGCTGGCGCTGAAGACGATCCACCCCCCGTCGTTCTGCCACACCCCCACCTTAGTGTCTACGCTTTTGCGGAAGTGGTTGTCCCCCACTACTGCGTTGTCGGGTACGGCTAGTTCTTTGATCGCGTCTAGTAACAGATCTCGTTCTGCTAGCCGGCTAGATGACCGACTGCTTGACTTGATAAGACCTTCTATATTTCCTTGGTGGTAAAGAAAATGACCCCCGGGAAGAGGGTCATCTCCAGTGCTGCGGTGCGTATTGTAATAGTCGGATCCCACGCACGGATTATACAGCCTTCTCTGACCAAACATACTGGCAATGTTCACAACGGTAGTGGACGCGTCCATAGCTACCTTTGAATGTCTCGCCTAAATGTTGTGGATCTTCTTCTCCGCATTCAGGGCACCTGATTGTCTCTACCTGGCCAAGATGTTTTTCAGTCCATCTCTTGTTGTTATACAATCCTCCGCGAGGGCCGTAGTTGTATTCACTCTTACCCCGGTGTGACATCCCTGGTTCCCCATTCGGTTGGTACTTCTAAGTACATCATGTGCACGGATTGAGGCTCAGACTCTTCCGCAATCTCTTGGGCTTCGTCTTCGCTTTCACAGTCAATGATCCAGACTTTTTTCTGCTCGACCAGATCGCTGGATGTTACTTGGTACTTTGGCATGGTCATCTCCTGAAGGCCCCGCCTCCCCGGGAAGGGGAGGACAGGGCTGCAGTGGGGGAGTATCAGGAGGCAGCACCCGAGAGGAGCTCTCGGACGTACTCGGTCTTGTAGACACGATCACCGACTTCTCGGTAGTTGCATCGGACGTTGCACACAACTGCTTGGTCGGATTGGATCATACCAGAGACTTGCTCCAGTGCGCCGACCATGTTGGTTGGTTCACTGCCCAAGAGGACAGAGAGGTGTCCCTTCAACCGGTTCATCTCAATCTCGGCACGCTTCTTAGAGCCATCGAGAGTGATCTGACCTGGGTTGGTTGGGAGGTTGAAGATTGCACCACGCCACTGCAATGGGCTAGGGCGATCTGGATCGTCACACAGTTCATACTCGAACTGGATGGTAGCTGATGGGAACATCTGTCCATCGGACTGACGGAACTCACCAGTGTCGGTGTGAATGCCAATCAGGTAGCACTGGTGCTCGCCTGCTGCTGGCCATGGGGTACCGCCACCCGACTCTGCGGTTGCGGACTGAAAAGTGTTTTGCATGTTTGCGAATGCATTCTTAGTTTCATTGTTCATCATTAGAAGTAATTCCTGTATACGCTGATTCAAATTGTGCCCACGCTGACTCACGTGCCAGACGCAGGTCGGAGAAGTCCACCTTCCCCTTTGTAATGCCGAGGTAATCTTGGTGATTGATAGTGAAGTGATGCTTCTTTACCTTTTGAGTCTCAGGACGTTTGCGGATGATCTCATTACCTTGGGCATCCTTTCGTCCGGTTTTGATCTCCCGCTCGATGGTCTCGACGTCCCATTCTGCGGTAATCACCGCTGACAGTTCCAACTGCCAGAAGAGTCGCTGCCAGAACCCACCAGTAATGGTAAGCCGTGGTCGCTCCTCGTACCTGTCTTCGCCAATCTGTACCGACTTGTTGACGATGTGACAGATAAGCCACACGCCATAGCCATGCCGGCGTAGATCTTGACAGGTATTGAGTATCAAGGAGTAGAGGTCGTCGTATGCACGTCGGCCATCCAGTTCCTTGAAGTCTTTCTTACCCGACTTGCGAGTAATGTATTCAGTAGCAATGTTGAGTAAGCCACTGAGAGTATCGAATACAACCATATCTGGTCGTGGTTCTTTCTTGGTAGCCAGCTCTTTCAGCAGGTCGACCTTCTCTTGAATCTTCTCCCACGTGAGGGTAAAGGTGCTACCGTCCACATCAACACACTGACCGTCATCGTCAATGCCAGGCCATACGCCTGACTTGATGTCGTCCAGATCCCGAGCCGGCATAGATGCCTGATCGAGGTTGATGATGTACGCGCCATCGCAACCCATGAAGAAGTTGGTCTTGCCGCTTGCTGGCGGGCCGCTGATCATTGCAAACATTGATCGCGGACCTGTAATCATTCTTGACTTGGACACGCCAAGCCGGGAGAACCGCTGTGCTGCGGTGTTCCCATGTTGTAGATCTACTTGTGTCATAGTGTTCCTTGTATCCCACCTGCGTCAGACACAGGGCGGGAGGCATAGTTGTAGGTTTCAGTGTTTTGTTCGATGATCTTGAACGATCCGCCATCGTGATCTTCTTGTGGCTGGACGAGGTCATCGGCTGCTGAGCCTGGGATCTCGAACACCACACGCTGCTTGACTTCATAGCCCAGTTTGTCGAGCCATTCTTTCATGCGTGCTGCGGTGACACCAGCCATCTTGTAGTCAGTCTCCATGTGCCGAATCATTTCGGCTACGGAGCTGGGCTCACGACGACGGATAGTTTCTTGGATCTTTGGACCGATGATTCGGCCAAGCATTTCTGCTTCAATCCACTCGTAAGGGTTTGATCTAGTAGGCATTGTTGTTTCCATTTGTAGTATTAGTGTTGTTGTCTCATAGGAGAGAAGACCGCACGCACCCAAAACAGGTGCGTGCGGCGAAGGGATTGAACTGCATGGGTGGAGGTTAGGTATGCAGTCCAGTGTTGTCCAAGGGTGTGTGCTCATCCCGACGGAGGGTTATCAGTTTGAGCTCTTGAACAATGTTGGGCCAGTCCTTGGGGTGGCAAAGGTAGAGCGGTGCGAACCGGCTGATCTTACCGTGAGACCGGATGGCGCCGGCACTCTTGAGAAACTGATCAGGCCATGCTCTACGCGTTGCCAAGGAATGGATCAGCGCGACCCGCTCAAGATACTCAGTCTCGAAGTGTGGGTCAAGCAAGTTCTTGCCGTATGTGTAAGAAATATTTACCGGAGGGTTTTCTTCCCGGTCGACTTTCTTGTTTTCGTATTCGCCTTCGCCTGCGTACCAACGCTTGCATCGTGCGACATAGTTTTCGAACCTGGGTTCTCCCAGATACTTACGGCGAATCTCGATCTGTCCTTTGCGAGGACCAGACTTAAGCGTGTGCTCATCTTCAAGGAAGTCGCGGTCATTCATGCCGAAGTTAATCGTTGGCTTTTGCACAGCAATATGAGACATACCTCCGAGGGTGCAGTCCTCAGGCAGATCGTATTGCTTCTGAATGACACCTTCTTGCAGCAGGTAGTGAGCCACGTGCATGTAGTGTTGAGTCTGAAACTCGATGCCCACCGTCTGCAGCCTGTCAGTGGGGGACTCTGCACAGGTCTTGAGGTCAACAACCCAAAGAGTATTCTGTTCGCGGTGGTACAGTAAGCTGTCGAACTGTGCCACCAGAGGTGTACCTTTGAAGCGGTCGTGCTTGTAGATCCCTGTGATCTCTTGACCCAAGCAACGGAAATGTGGCTGGCTCATCCACTTCAAGGGCTCACCTTTGATAGCTTCGAACCATGCCTCTGTTACACGAAAGTCCTGCTCTTCACGGTCAAGTATGTTCTTACGTTCGTCAGACTGAATACCAAGTTCACCGCACATACCAGATAGTTCTTCTTGTCTAGAAGAGATAGCACTATCAAGAATTGGTTTGGCCTGTTCATCCGGTATATCCCAATACTCGAATCGCTTGTGAAACCATGACCCTCGTGACAACGCCTCAGACCAGCGGAGAGCATCCGATAGTCCAAGGCGTCGTGTGAGGTAGTAACCAAATGGGTTTGCTAGACAGGACTCATAGTCCGAAGAGCGTATTGTTGGAACCTCTGCCACCATGCCGTGCGCTTCCAACCAGCGTGCGGCATCCTCACCCCACCCTTCGGGGGGCTTTATCTCCTGCACATTCGGGGGCATATCAGGCTTTCAGTTTGCCAACTACGGCTTTGAGCCATCCTGCGACGGTTGATCCGGTGAGGGCACCGAGGACGTAGAAGAAGAACCATGCTCCGGTACTAGCGAAGAAGGCATTGAAGGTGTCTTGAATAGAGTCCATTGTTGTTCCTTGAAAAGTTTTCTTGCGCTGGCTATCACAGCCAGTGATCCCACCACCCCGCTGGTAATGGCGATCGGTAATATAGCAATGTCGGCATACTTCTGTAGTGCCCAAGCCCCCACCACGAGAGCGATCCCCGCAACCAGCGGGATCGCTCCTCGTAACGGTAATCCCAGGAAGCGGGTCACAGTCATTAGCGTGATTCCACCCAGTATCGACACGCCCCCCACCCAAGTCAGGGGGCTGAGGCTGGGGTCTTGAGGACCCTCCAAAGGAGGAACCCACCCCGGGGGAAGGGTGGGTCCATCTCCTACGCTAGCAATCTTTGTTGCACAACTTAGGAGCGCGAGGCTTCCAAGTGTGACAAGCGCGTCTCGTGATCGCATAGTCTGCGTTCCATTTTATCAACCGATTGTTCAAGTCGATTGACAGATGCTGTCAGTGTGGTCACCGCAGCAGTGATCTTAGCGACCGACCAGACAGCACCCGCTACAAGAACGAACACGTTCATGATGGGCATCATCTCGGCAAAGGTCATGTCAGTTCCTTTTCTTACGGGCGGCTCGAGACTTTGAAGCCTTTGGTTTTCCTGATCGCTTTGGTAGCTTTGCTGGTCTTTTTGGGCTTTTGCCGCCGCCGCCGAGGCCGGGTCCGGGTCTTCCGATTGCCATAACTAAATCCTTTATGTGTTAGCCGTGGAACCGGCCCATAAGAAAAGCACCACCGTCAAAGTTAGTGCCCCCGCCATTTTCAGCGAGAGCAGCGTTCACGGTAGTAAGAATTGTGTCCGACCCGTTCAGGAAGAACGTCTGTGAAGGACAACAAGAAGCACCAACCCCTGTTCCATCACCGATCTTGGCGACGTATTCATGGGGGTCATTGTCAGTACAGGCAGCTCCTCCAGGCACAGGGATTGTACGAGGGGAGAACTTGTAGGCACTCATCTCAAAGGAACCAGTGCCGGGAATTGCATCGAATCCACCAGCAGCTTCTGAACGAACACCAGTGTTATAGTTATGAGCCACGCCTGTAAGAGACGGGGTGGTTCGGTCAGTCAATGGCAAAGGCATCCACCACTCGCGCAGGCTTGCTGGCCAGTCAGTGATGGTTGCGTAATTATCAGGCATGTTGCCATCATGATTATCGCCAAACGAAGTCTTGCCGTAGATACTAAGTGAAGGCATGGTGTCGTCATCGTCGATGTCATGACTACCCACAATCACCATCCAGGTTTCTAGAATGGCATACTCAGAAGGCACAGCAATCGGGATGATGTTTGAGTAACTGGCGTCGGTGATCAGGCCATTTGCGATCTCGAATGGCCGGTCGGCGTTAGCGGTTGCAGTGCCCAATGCCTTGTTCAGGACGAAGGGAGCAGAGCAGATCTGACCAGTGGTGCCTGACGAATAGGGCAGGCGGCTGGTGATGTAGGCGTTGCGCCATGTACTAGCTGGGGTTGTCATGAAGAGTCCTATTAATTAGTAGGCGAGCTACCCATTCACCCAGGGCACGCCGATGTTTCGCAATACCTGACGGCAACAGCAAAAGCTCGCAACCGTACTCATGTAAGAGTCGGATCAACGCGTCCACCGCGAGAGACCCTTCACTCCCATCCAGAAGTTGTGCAGGAGAGCCTTCAAGGACCAGCACGGGGTGTGACGTCTCTTCCCTGAGGCGAACAAGCTCGCGTATAAATCTTTTCCGGTCGCCCCCGTGGAGGCAGTTTTTTGAGATTTCAAGGAGCGACCCTTTTCTTTCAACAATGCACGTTGATTCGGCCCCGGAGAGAACATAGTCTCCAGTTGGGAGCTTTTGCCGCACCGTGTGTAGTTCCACAGTGATCGCTTTCTTTTCGTGGGCTGGTCTTGTGTCATCTAGCACCACCAATCTCTTCGGGAACAGAAGGGGTAGCTTCTCGCGGGTGTCCTGAACTATTACAAAGCTGCGCTGCACGTGCAGAGCGTATCACATTTTCTAGTGCGGGCACGGCCATATCAAATGCCTCGGCCACATCACCTAAATCATGACCGAGTGCAATCATTCGTAGGATCTGTGCTTCCTTACGACCCCCCTGTTTCACAGGCCTGTTGTAGGGCAGACTCCTTGACTTTGCGTACGAATAGACTCGCTTCTTGGAAAGGCCCACTTGGCTGGCCACTTCTGATATCGAGAGCCCGTAGTCCACTAGAAGATTCCTCATCACTAACTGGCGCTCTACCACGTTCGGATCCTTGCAATACATCTACATCAAACTCCACTGGTATCTCACGACCGTAGAGTTCTTGCAGTCTTGCCCAATACCCACGTTCAACAACTTCACGTACTGCATTATCAATCAACTGCTCGAGCTCTGAGACACGGTCTAACTTGCAGTCGAAGTATACCGCGTCATAAATATTTAGGAACATGTGGGCCCAGGGATCCCGGCTGTTGAGTTCAGGTAAGCTGCGGTGCAACTCATGCTGGATGTTGAGCAGGGTGTTACCTGCTGTCGTCTGGATCGGGAAGTTGATGATCTCGTTGAGCTGGTTCTTTGCCTCCGACTGGCGGTCGGTCTTTGAGAAACCTACGAAGTACCTTGATTGCCCAGTTATCGGCAGCTCTACGTAACCTCTTTGCTCCGCTAGCTTTAGCATCTCTTCTTGCCATGTCCATAGGCCTGGTCTGATCTTCGGTCTGTCCGCCACAATCTTCTCGAAGACGCTCATGGGGAAGTCGATCCCAGTGTCCTCCATCATCGCTGATTTCATGGTGGGTGCAGAAGATCTGAACAAGTCTGCGAAATTCGTCCTCTTGCCGCATTGTCTCTCGTGTCCTTTGAAGTCTGGGTTTGTGTTGAAGAGCATTCCATACTTGGCTTCAAGTACTCCTGCTCCGAAGATAGATACGGCACGATCCGTGTGCAGATCTAGGCCGTCGTTGTATGCACTGGCCAATGACGTATCGCCTGACAGTAGTGCCGCAACGCGCAGCTCAATCTGGCTGAGGTCGAATGATACGATCGCCCCATGCTCCCACCAACGGCTCTGGATACACGCCTTGATGGGTCGGGGGAACGTCTGAGCACTCGGTCCTTTGCACGTAATGCGGCCTTGCTTTGTGCCGCCGGCGTCACCCTGGCCGTCCTTCGCCGGGCTTGGCGTTACGAACCACGTTGGATAGGTCAAATCCGATGTCGATTGTGCGCATGTGGGCGTTGAACACTGCGATTTCAGCAGGACTGAACCCATCGAGGTCGGGTAGTTCCTCCTGTGCCTCAGCAAAGGGAAACAATAACTGCCCACTAACTTCTGTGCTTTGCTGTGTACTGCAGCATGGGCAAGCGTCGTCTGGTGTGGGCTGTCTGGGGATAGCATCGAGCATAGTAGTTTCCTGTTCTCTTCACAGAAGCTGATTAGCCCCTGCTTCGGTGTTAGTTGTAGTCTCGGGTCGTCTTGAATGCCAAGCTCCCCCACTACTGCAGACATGAACTCTTCCTTGCTCTTGCCCGAGCCCTCCCCTTCGAGGATTAGTCCGCGTCCTTTTGCCTGTAGTACTGCCTCAGCGGCACCCCGCATGAGGTCTGACTCCAGGGCTTGGATGGCATCTCTGTCCATGGGGATGCCCGACTCTGACATTCTGATGCATGACCAGATGGTGTCAGAATAAAACCGGAGGCAGTCGGCGGAAGCTTTGGTGTCTGTTCCGAAGTCCCGTTGTATCCGACGTGCCAGTTCTTGGCAGGCAAGCAAGGTGTTGTGTGTGTCTTGCGCGTTGTAGTGGAGAAGCTTGGGATCCGAGGGAGATCCGAAGCGTGTGTGTTTGAGAGTCTGCTCCGCCTCGTACGAGTGAGTGCGGAGGATAGGTCCGAGAGACTTGAGTGATCGCTCGGGTCGTGTCTCGTCATGCAGATAGTTCATCACTGATAGGTCGATAAGTTGGTGGCGACCATTGAGTGCGAACTTGAAGTCAGTCAAAGCACGGAGGTATTGGATGTCGAACTGCAGGTTCATACCAATGATGGTGTCCGCATGGAACAGCCACTGCCTGAGGCGGTGACGGTGGTCGCTGCGGTGCAGTTCAAAGACCATGGTGTCCCCCGGCTGCGCATCTGCAAGAGATTGCAGATTCCATTCGCCCGCCGCCTTATGGGGGGACACCATAGTGATCGAGACTGTCAGCACCAAATCCCTGGTCGAGACGCCATCCGTCAGCAGAGACCGGCGAGGATGGAACACCGTTTGTACGGGGAGCGGTGTACCTTCGGAGTTCACGGTGCAAGCACCGTACGTCTCGATGTCCAGGGATATGGTGGTTGAGTCAGTCACTGATCTGTACGAGTTTCGAGTTGGGTTTCTTGAGGAAGTCGGACAGAGGCTGAGTCCAGAAACTCTTGGTGTTCTCTACGTGTCGTATCCGGATAAGCCGAGGAATGGTAACCATAGATTCCTCAACGGACAACTTCTCACCTTCACCGTCGATGACTTTGAACATAGCACTTCTTTCATTGCTTGCTTCAATCTCTACGGTGACTCGTTGGGCGGGTTGCATTACCTCATAGGTAACCATGTATTTAGTCTTGCTCATTGGGGAACCTCTCCGCTCTTGGCATATTGGATGAAGTCACAAACAAAGTCAAGCTTCTTTTCCATATGATCCAACTGATCTTTGATCTCGGAAGATTCTTTCAGGTTGGTCAAGGATGTTTTCCTGACGCTCGTTCGAGCATGTCGGTTGAGTGCCACACCTGCTGCTTCCATAAATGTCTGCATCCGATATCGGCTGTATGTGACATCGAATAGTGTTTCGATCTCACCACACACTTTGGGTACAGAGACGTTGTTGTACTTCGACTTGTTGCGCTTGAGGTGTTCGATAACCTCGAATTGTTTTCTCAATTTAGACATAAGGTATCCTCGTTGGAATGATGTTCGGCTCGGAAGGTACTGCCATTACTCCGTCGAGCCATGCGGAGATGAGGCCATTGTGATCATGCACTGCGTTGATATAGTTGGGGTCACGCAGTACAGCTGAAGGGTGATAGGTTGAGAAGACTGTAACGTCATCATGCGTATCGCCGTTGTTGTTCATCCCTTTGGTAAGGTTCATTCCCTTAGCTCCAAATAGATGGCGGTAACCATGAGAAGTACAGTCCCCCCCAAGTAACACAACTCCAACTTTGTCATGATGTTCCTTTACTTGTTGGATTTCTTCGAGAGAATAAGGCATGCACGCTTTCCAGTGGCGTGCCTTAGGCGGTTCGTCTTTGATTGTGTAGCAACGCACACCGTTCATGAGGTAGATAGTTGCACGTTCTCGCAGGTTGATGCCGTCTATGTACACAGCATGCAGCAGTTTGCCTGACCTGCCAACGAAAGGATTACCTTGGTCGTCTTCGTTGTAGCCAGGATTCCTCCCGACATATACAACAGCGGGCGCAGGCGGCTCGAGACCGAGCCGTCGCGTACCGATGCCTATCGACTTGGGTACACCGGGTGCCTGTTCGGCCAATTCGCACCTGGTGCATTCTCTATGATCACTCAATATTTCCAAGTTCATCTAGTGTTTTCTCCCGAGCTTCGAACATCTCCAACCACATCTTGCGAGGCAGAAATGACTTGAGCTTTGACAATTCATTCTGGTAGTGACTGAACAACTCCCACGCTTTGTGTGAGTCTTCTGGCCACCCCTCCTCTTTGCACCAACATCTCCATGCTGAGTCCTCCGGTGAAGACACCATACAGTCAGAGATAATGATTGCATCATGTAAGAACCTGCCCAGCATGTCAAAGACATTCTGTCCCAAGTGACCATCTTTATCTTCTAGATAGTAGAAGTTGCAGATACCGTGGCTAGGGAACACAACGGATACGTCGTAGTGCACATGGTTGGGAAACAAACGAATGAATGGAGACCTGCTGCAAAGAACAGAGTTGAGCACAATACGGTTCTCAATGATGAACTTACCAAAAGATGTGAGCTCATGAGATGGCCGACCAAACTGTGAGGGTAGTGCACCATCATTATCCAAGTGGCACCACCTCGTTGGTTCGCAGATCGTGGATGATCTGCAGAGGAACCTCTTCACCACGCAGTTGCTGTGACCAGTAGTAGGCAGCGTGTGATGCACACATGGTTGCACACCATGGAGTGCTGCGTGCGTTGCACACCTCAGGCAGTGACTCGGAGTCGCTGAACCAGTTGTCCGTCCATGCTTGGGTTGTAGCGTCCCACACCTGGTACGTCTCCGCACCCATGCGTGTGTCGATCACCTTGCATGTGACAGGCTGCTGACCCTCACGTGTGAGGTAGTCCATGATCTCACCCCGTGCTTCCATGCTGTCGACACAGAGGAAGACACACGTTGCCATGTCAAGATACTTGTTGACAGTAGGGCTGGGTGCTCTGTTGGGTACAGGCACTGCGTTGTCCATGACCAGGCTGTTTGCACAAGCAAGAACCTTGTGCTCGTCGATGGTACCTGGATGGTACATCTGAGGACCCACGTTCTCTTCGTCAACCACATCAGGGTCGACAAGAACAAGGCTGCCAGGGTTCATGCCGGCGATGATGCGGGCAAGGTTGTTGCCCACTGCACCCACGCCGACGATGACGACACGCTGGTCGAACATCATGTCGGGGTCGAGGATGCCATTGAATCGTTGAGTTGTACTCATTTGAGTTTCCCTTTCGTGGTGTAGTAACTATCCCAGTCTCCGTAGAGATGTCCCGTTGAATACGTCTTGGTTGTAGCTTTGAATGATTTCTTAGATACCTTGTCCTCAAGGATCTGATCCCAGTCTTCATAGCCATCGGTGTACATACCCATGGGGATCTTGTACTCGATCTTGCCGTCGGTGATGCCGGCTGGTGCATCGTGCTTGATGCGGGCGTATGACTTGCCCCCCTTGGCAAGGATCGCCATGACTGCCCAGTCGAAGTGGCCGAGGACTTTGGAGAAGGTCTCTTCGTCAGTGCCGCTGGGGTTGGGGCTGTCACCTGGGTGAGTGTGGATCCAGATGCGGAAGCACTCATCCATGGGGTGTGTGTCTGCAAGCTCGTCGACCTGGGCGGCGATGTCTTCGTCGTCGAACTCGACTGTTGCTGCGGTGCACTCCTGCTTGGGGAACCACAGGTCTGTCACAAACAGACGGTCATCGGGATGGGTGATTGCAAAGCAGCCGATCTCAGTATCAGCTCGCTTGCACATGTAGTTCAACTGACACCATGTGTCAGGGGTAAAGTTTAGTTTAGGTGTCGTCATGTTGACGTCTCCGTATTAGTTGGACGTGGTGATTACGCTGTGCATCCCTCAATGCATTGTTGAACGCAGCTTTACGTTCTGCTTCGATACACTCGGAGCAGACAAGGCGTGGTCGATAAGGTCCGTTGGAATCCCAAAGGGGGTCAGGAATCATGTCCCTTTCGGGGTCACGTTGCGAGTCGTGACCACATCTCCTGCATCGCCTCATCTCTTGGTGCATGCGGTCGATGCGCCAGAAGGGAGAGTCAGGATTGAACGTGTCAAGGGTGGCAGATATGATGTCATAGATTGCAGCCCAGTCGTGTGTCCGCTTGAGGTTCGTCAGTACTTCACCGGCATCACCTGTGCACAGATTTTGACCTGAGCCCACGTGAGGATGGCTGCTGTGAAACTCGTAGCAGTTCTTGACGGGATAGACATAGATCCCATTACCTATGCATCGACGTGAAGGATTTAGCCTGACAAGGAACGTGCCCATGTCTTCGACTGATCCGTCTGGCATGTACAGCTTGCAGTCGTGCATCCATTGGATTTGATTCTGATTGTCGACAACATCCCACTTGCCTCCGGGTAGGAACTCCGGTGTGTCAGGTAGATCACACAGTGGAAGTTCTGCCAATTCTGATTCGATGCGTTCGACAGGTGCTGCCCAGTTGTAGGTGTTGTTCTGCAGTACGTGAGTCTTGCGATACAAAACCTGCCATTGACGTTGGAGTTGGTTAGTGTCACCGTCTTGTTCGAGTTGTCTCTCGAGCATCCGGATTTTGCGCAGCGACTTGGACAGTGCCTTGCTGCGTGACCTCAGCTCGTCCAACGTTGTACCGTCGGACTGTTGCACAATGTATTGTGCTAGTTCTGTTGCGTTCATGGTTGCTCCCAAGGGGCGAGGGAAGGACTGTCTGCGCGCTCTTGCACATTCCAGTGGTCAAGGCAGATGAAGTAACTCAGCTTCAACGTGGCCGTACCTAGAAGATTCTCTAGCGGGTTTCCTCTAGGCCAGATAGGCCACTTCACCGATTGTTACCAGTCCTTCCCTCTGTTTGGAGGGGGATTACGCGCCCTTGATGTTGGTGGGCGTGACGGTCACCCGGTCGCCATCAGTGATGATGGTCTCCAGGTCTGCGGATGCACGGTTCACACGGACCATGCAAGCTTCGGGGTTGGCGCCTGTGTGTGCGCTGATGAGTTGGGACACGGTCGTGCCAGTGGAGACCTCGACATTGCGAGTACCACCAGTGGCTGACGAGTCCAAGAGTTTGACAGTGATCATTAGTCACATCCCTCCGTGGGTTTGACCAGACCCAGGTGCTGGCCGAGGGCGACAAGACTGGCCTCGGAATCAGTCGAAGATTCAACAGCTTGAACAAGAGCAACGATCTTGTCCTTGCTGTCTTGGTAGGTAGACAGTTCACACTGACAACCTTCGATGGCAGCGTTGAGTTCTGCCAGTTTGTTACCGGCTGCGGTGCCGATCTCGACTCGCTTGGAGTCAACAGGGGAAGAGTATTTCTTGACGAGGTCGCCAAACGGAATAGAGCAATCGCTCATGGGATATCTCCTGCAGAGAAATAAGATGTCGCGCTTCCCAACATGAGAAGCAGAATGGTGATGATGACTTGGAGACTAGGTGGTACCCGTCTCAGAGCAACGCTCTCAAGGTCCTGCCATCATCCATTGATGTCACCATCACCGGTAATAGTTTGTTTTCCCACCCGTTTCGAGCGGGGGGCAACGCCACCCCCGCTCGAAGCAAGTCATTAGACCCTGTCCTCTGGAAGCATTGGATACCTACCATCATGAGTTTCCATTGCTCGAAGATCAACATCCACATCTTCCTTTGTACCCTCACTGAAGATAAGAATCTTACCATGTGGATCCGTGTGGTACACACGTGAGTGGATAACTTGTGGATCACCCAGTGCACCAAGTTCGGCCAATCCGTCGACCCTGATCCACTGATGAGGGTAAAGCTGGAGAAGAAGTTGTGCCTTGCGACAGGTGATGTCGAACAAGTCTGGTGAGTCATAGGTCAATCGTTTCATGAGTTCTTCCAATTCGTGCAGGGTGCACATGCCAAGAAAAAAAATACCCACTCCCACCTGCAATAGATGGGAGTGGGTACGTGAGAAGTGAGTCGTTATGACTCAGGATTCATTGTTGTCGTTGAAGTTGTGACCCTTCTTCGCCAACGCATTGAACTCAATACGGCAAGAGATGTATGAAGGAGTGCCGACCAACTCATCACCGTCGCAGATGATGTAGTCACGGACCTCTTTCTCACTGCTATCCCACTGATTGATAGCAACCAGTCCCATGCATCTGCCTTTGGTGCCACGTGCATCTGGACGAATCCGCAGCCAACCTGGATTCACCATGAGTTCCTTGGTTTCTGGGCATCTGCCAAACTGCACCTTCTTAGCAAACTCTTTGGATTCATCTTTGTCATAGACAAATGCTGGGAGGATGTTGGCCACTGATTCAGTGTTCACTGCAATAGGTTCGATATTCAATCCGTTCATGGGGTATACCCATCCTTTCTGAAAAAACAAAAACAAAACAAACAGGGAGGACGCTCCCCGCGAAGCCGGGGGAGCGAACTCCCAACATGGATCACTCACCAAGCAGGGTGTCAGTGACTTCTTGCTGATCATCCATGACCTCTTGGTCAAGTGGCTTGTGCTGGTTGGACATGGCAAACATGTCATCGCCATCAAGGTGTTTGCCATAGCCATTGAACGATGACACACGTGGCACATAGGAGCCAGGCACATCAGTCACCCAGTAGCCGAATGAATCATCATCGTCAGGCTCCACATACTTGTAGGTAGTGAAAGGCTCCATGGGTAGCAGCGTGCCATCAGCCAAGCGTGGTCTGCCAAACTGATCTGGGAAGTCAAGACGATCCCAGTTGTGCTCATCAGGCACAAAGTCCAAGGCTGAGTAGTGATTGGTGATGTCATTGGTAGCAGCCCATGCACCAAGCACTGCCAATCCCATGGTCCAGCCAACCTTCTCATCACCCACGTCAACATCACGGATGTCTTCATGGCGCATGATGCTGCCTGCTGGGCCACCATCCGTGAGTACATCACGTGCTGTGGTGCTGAATGAGATACCAATGTGATCACCACGCTCATTGAACATGCACAGTGCATTGTGCAGCACATCACGTACACGATTGAGTGCATCACGAGCGTCACCTGTCACCCGACGATTGGACAGTAGCTTGTCCACACGCTGGATGTGCGTGTCAAATGTGTCACGCATGATCTTGTTGCCGAACTGTTCACGTGCCCACAATGCATAGTCACGTGATGACTTGAAACGAATAACTTTGCGCATTACTTGCCCTCCTTTGGCCAATGCTTAGAACTGTCGTGCATGTACCCAGCAGCCACTGCCGGAATGTGCACGGGGTCATGGGTATCTTCCACCGTCACATCTGTGATGGACCAACAATCACCTGGCTCTTCGCAGATGAACTCATCAGCTGAGAAATATTCAGCAATCTCATAGGCACTGACACCCTCTGAATCCACCAAATCATCGGTGTAGTAAACAAGAGTCTTGGATTTATGCTCCAAACCCTCAGACTCAAACTCAACAGTAATCTTGTAGCGCGCCATGTGGCACCTCCAAACACAAACAAAAACAAACACAACACGAACCCACGGCGGGATCGTGAAGGCGCAGCCCCACGACCGCCGACGCCACGACACAGCAGCCAGAGTTCGGCCAATTCTTGCCAGGTGGCATCTGCGCGCAGCGTTGTCTTGTGGTACCTGGGGCTGTGGCTACCTGGATCGTGGGTGGCTGGTACCTGGGTCTTGGTGGATGTGTTTGATGGGTGGTACATGGCATAGTCTCCAAAAAAAAAGGGGCTGCACCATGAGAGATGCAGCCCCTGTGAGCCATCGGGTTCATAAGTCCCGGGCGTGAAGTTGAGATGTGATCAGCCCAAGCGTGACACAGTGCCGAACAGGTTGAGCGATGGGATGTCCGTCACTGGCAGTCCGTCCTTGTCCACGATGATCATGGAGATGTTGGAACGGCTGTCGGTCTTGGTAGTCCAGTAGTCGTACGCTGGTCTGGTGCTACCGTCGCGCATGGTACGTGGTTCCGGGGTAGGATCCAAGTCAACATTGGTCAGCACGAGTGGGGATTTCTCGTGAAGAGTCAAGGTCTTTTCATCACGGTCGAGAACAAAGATAAGAGTAGTAGGCTGCATAACAGTCTCCAAACAGAAAACAAAAAACCGGGAACTACACACACAGCATGCGTAGGTCCCGCAGGGGCCACGCGCTGGGTTCCGCACCAAGCGACACGACACAACACATTGCAGCACTGTTTGACGTGTGTCTGTGTGTGTGCGTGGCAGGTGGGGTAGGGGGGGTGGGGTGGTGCCCCCTGTTGCGCTGTGCTTTTTGTAATGTAAACACTGTTTTGCTCCCAGAATCCGCAGCATGCCAGGTTTGCTCCGTGTCGGGTACCCCATTTACGGGGTCTGCAGCGTTGTTTCTACCACACAATCCGCATATACCATACCTACTAATTTGTTATAGAAGATATGTATACACAGAAGTACAAGACCAAATACCCGGCACATACCCGGTATAGGTCAATCGTCGTTTCTGATGCGATTTAGTAGCAGAAAGTCAAACTGCATCTGCTGTTTTGCGGCTTCTAACAAACCAAGGGCACGCGCAATCCCAGCTGCGGTGCCCTCGGGGCCGTAAATATTGAACGTCGAAGGGTCGTCAGGTGTCGACTCCTTCTCATAAATAACCATCAGAGACGGGTGCCGGGCGTGTATCTCACGAACAAGGTCGTCTACGGGGAAGAATGCCAGGTTATTTGTCTGTTCAGGCTCACTCATGTTTCATCATCATACTTGGTTCTGAGCACCATACCCTTCAAACCACGCTTGCCCCCGCACGGTCGGTACCGTCTCAGGTTCCAACTGCTTTCCTGCTCGATCTTTACGGTGATTTGGTTACGGCTTATGTGCATGCCACGTACCTTGTTTCTGTCGACCCAGTCTTCCCATTGCTTCCAGATCATCTCTGTTGCTACGAAACCATTGTCATTCTGGACAAACCGAGCATCAAGGAAGCTGTCGAACGGGTTGTTGGTCTGAAGGTACAGTCGCACCGCATCAGCACTCCTGTCAGGTACAGGGAATCTTTCTGCGCTACATGCTGCTGACTCACACATATGTGCACCTTTTACCGCCCAAGCTGCAATACCCGGCAGTTCTTGCCGAAGCTTGTGTATTAGGCGCTCGTCCTCCTTGCCGTGGAATGACACATCAAACGGCAACAGCAACATCTTGCTACTAAGACCTTGACCTTTGTTGGGCAGTCGAGGGATCTCGTTGGTCTGCATCATGGCCTTGGCAGGGATTACCACGTTACGGATCATGGATAAACCCTTACGGTCAATGTCGATACGGTCTTGACCCAAGATACTCTTGAGTACCTGCACACACCGCTCACCCTCACGGCCATCCAACTCACTGACCTCATGTACGCACATGACCCGCGCAGCCTGCAATCCATCCAAACCAAAGCGGTTACT